CAGTCGTATAGTCACCATTCGCAGCAACAACTGCTCCTGTTCTGCCAAACACGCTAAGAACAGCATCGGTGTTTAAATCGCTCCACGATGCAGTAATCGTTCCGCCATCCTGCTGCGTCAAGGTCAAGGTCTTAGTAGTAGTTCCTGTAACCGCAGCCGAGTTAATCTTATCGTTATAAGCCTGAGTAAATAAACTCCAATCAGCACTACTCAAAGCACCTCGATTCGTTGCCGATGCAGTCGGAAGATTAAACGTATGCGTTGCTGTAGCACTAGCAATGTTAAAGTCCGTTCCGCTGGTGCCAACCGCTAGGTTCTGCACTTGAGCAGTTAAGCCATTAAGAGAAGTTAAACCAGTTGTAAATGTGGTTACTACTTGGCACAACGTGTTATTCTCCGTATGCATTGTAATTGTACGGCCAGAATGAGTAACATAAAATCTAACCGCCAATCTATCTGTTAAAGCTAGCGTTGTAGTAGGTACGGCAAGCGTAGAGAAATAAGGGTTTAGGTTAGTTCCAAACGCAATTAATTCAGGCGACGTACTACTTGAGGCAATTAAGGTAAAAGTTGTCCCATCGTATTTATACAATTCAACATAAAACGTAGGCGTACCTCCGCTACTTGATGCGCTAAAATAGGTTTCAAAGTTCCAGTTTCCTCCTGGTATTTCTAGCAAATTTGGGTCGCCAGCATCTGTTAAAAACGAGGCAATATAGCCGTCCGCATTAATGGAAAACTGCGTACCCGCTCCAAGAATAGGAACTTTATTCAATTCCTTATAAGCAACACCACCGATTGTTCCTTGGCTTATTGAGCCGTTTAAATAGTAGCTAACAGATGACCCTCCACCACTAGCTTGCGGAAAGTCAGCCAAAGAGCCATCGCCTCGAATGTATTGTCCAACCGTTCCTGCACCTGCAACACCAATAGTTCCGTTAGCAGTCAACGGAGAATTAGACACAGTAAATGCTGAAGGCATAGTTAAGCCAACAGAGTTCAAAGAACTACCTGGAGGGTTTACAGGAGGCAATGGTTCGCCTACTATTGACCCTGAGCTGCTAGGAGCTACTCCTGTTCTTACTTTTGTCGCTGAAAAGAATTTACCTGGTACGTCTGCCATATTAACTTCCTACTATGTCTAATCTTGCTAATTCTAGTCTCCAACTATTTGCCATTAAATCTACCTCCATTGCAATTACCATCCAATAGTGACCATCGTATTCAATGTTCTGATATGGTTTAATCTCCAATGGATTTGCAGCATCTCTAGGCAATGTTAATATCAATCTAGGGTTCTGCCTTCCCTTAATATTTGCTAACTCCTGAAGGAATATCTGAATCAATGGTAATGACTCGATGCCATCCCTAGACCAAGCCTGAGAATTTGGATTGCCATATCCAGGTAAGTCGAGCCGTATAGCACTACTTGAGTTCTCTGTGTCAACATCACCGATTTTAAACTTGACATCGGGATATACGTTTGAGTATGATTCATCTGTTATAAATTTCTCTGATATTTCAGAAGTCGCAAAAGCATCGTTTTCTTCGATTTTAAGCGACATATTTCTATACCCAACCGTGTACTTATCTACAGAGGCTGAGTTAGTTGTAATGACCTGATATAGCCTTATAATGATATTGCCATCTTCAGGTACAACTACGTTAGTAATATCTAGCTTATTCCAAGCATACAATGATCCAATAGGGAACTGCATGACTGTAAATGTATTTGTCCAAGTAAAAACATCAACACCATCAAAAGACAAATAGCTATTTCCGATGTTAATCATTACTCCTGCATTTGTATTTGGTCTTGGTAAATCACCTGAAAATCTAGGCTCAAAGATAAATTCAAGTTGGAAACTCAAAGTGTTAGCCAAATCTTGAGCAATGGGAATTGCTTGACCTGTTCTTGTAGTATCAAGTTCAATAAATGATAAATAAGTATCAGCAGTTCCACTTACAGAACTTGTTCCCCATATCTTACAATATTCTCCTAAAGCATCAGAAACATACTGAATCCTTGCAGGATTAATTCCTGTAGGATATGAACTAGGCTGACCACTAGGAATAGCACTAACATAGTTCCAAACTCTTAACTGATAAACTCCTGGGTATGCACTATCAGACCCATTAAATTGCCAAGAATCTATAGAGAATGGCTCTTCATACACACCTCCACGAGATGAGTAATCAAGCACACCAAGCTCTAGCGTTCCTGTAAACTCAGTATAAACAGGTCTGCCTGTACGCTGTCCTGAGGTAAACTTGCAAGAGACATCCATGCCAGGTGTAATTGTTGTTATCCCTTCTCTTGTAGCGTCTGTATTATAGTTAAATAGTCTGTAGCTATCCTTTCTCAATTCAGGAAGTGAGATGATGTAAAACTCATTCTTCCACAAGAAAACCCTGCAAAGAAATGGCTTTAATAAGGATTCTAGAAAATCAGAAATGTAAACAGATGTGTTTTCAATAATCCCATTAATTGATAGGTACAAAGGTATCTCACCATCTGTAAATACTGCATTAGCAGGAACCAGTAGCTGTTCAAATACCCCATCACTAGTATCTAGCCTAGTCTCGTAAATTTCACAAGCAATATTGACAGGTCTTAACAAAGGGAATGTTTGGTTTAACGCTCCAAAGAAGCCACCAATAAATGTGTTGCCTGAGAATCCATCAAAGTATTGCTCGTTTACTCTTTTAGAGTCAAAGGAATTAAATCCATCAGAAGCAGTGAACTCCATGACTTCTTTAATACCTATTTCATTAATTGTAAGCGTAGAGTTGTTGATGTATCCAACCCAAAATAAGTCACCTTCAATCAAGACTTTTACCTGCCACTTTCTATAGCCTCCATCAAGTATTTCAAAGAACTCGTCACGCATTCCGACAAGACCGAAGTTAAAGAAGCTTCTAACTATAGGCTCAATCTCATCTGCACCAAAGTTTCCCCAACGGAATTGAAATCCTGATGTGTGCTTTTCTATAGGTGAACCAACATATCCAAACTCATAAATCTCTAGTCTGATAAGTTGCAGAGACTGATCCTCAGTTTCAGAGAAGTACTTCAGCTCATAATCAGTATCTGTAGGAGCAAATGTTCCTGTAACATTCACAGCTATTTTAATATCCCTAGAAGGCATATTAAACGTGTAAGGATTTGTTCCTGATGTTAGGAATCCATTGTTGATGTTATAAGAGCTAAAAGTGAATCCAGAATCAAAGGTACCTAATAGCGTCAAGCTAGTTCCTTCCTCATAGAATTGTTCTACTGGGTCTCCATTGACAGTAAGTGTCCCTGTTCCACCAACTATTGCAAAGCTGAATCTATATTGTGCCATTGCTCAAAAATACGAAAAAAAATAAGGAATCTCTTGACTTAGAATTTTCAATCTATTAATATTGAGTCATTATGACACGAACACTTAAGGAAAGCTCAGAAGTAATCGCTAAGACGATTGCTGAAATCAGGTCATTTGCACCTGACATCACAGAAGAATTAATCGAGAGGACTTGCATTAACTACGAGATAGATGAAGATGTAGTCCGCAAGATTGCAGGATTTAAAAAAAGAATTTCATAGTTTATATTGGGTTAGATGTTAGCTAAGACCTTGGTTTATGACCAAGGTTTTTTTTATCTCAATCCTCTTCTGATTTGAGCTTGCTCCACAAAGAATAACAAATCATCTGGCCCCTTAAGCATAACTTCTACTCCGTACATTGAAGAATTTACTCTTGCCCCTGAGTAGTCCATAGATGGCAACTGAGGAACGATAATTCCATTGGTGTTAGGTACAAACAACTCAGGTCTACGCTCACCTACAATGTATGCTCTACCCTTAGATACAGGGCCACCAAATTCTCTATTTGTATAGGTAGAACCTGTACTAGAAGATACTGAACCACCGCTACCCGCTTTAGAAAATGCTGAACTAATTAATGCTACAGCACCAGCGATAAATACAGGAAGTAAAGCAAGACCAACAGGTCCCAATCCCTTAGCTCCTTCTGTAGCAACAACTATAGCATTTCCTGTAGCTTGTTGAGCATTAGCAACATTTGCAGATGATGCTGCTGCGCTTCTAGCTGCTGCTTGCTGAAGAATTGCTGCAATAATCTTTGGAGTTTGAGAAAGTAATGTTGTGACAAAACCTCTTAACGCTCTATCTCCAATATTTAATGATGCAGCTATTCCTGCTCCAAGAGAACTAAACGCATCAACAATAATTCCAATTTGATTTTGTATTTGTGGTGTTTCTTCAAGTAATTGTTCAGTTAAATTACCTAATGGTCTATCAGTAATAATACCTGCTTCTTTTACTTTATTAATTTCAGCAGCTATAAATTCTTGTCCTGTTTGACCAGTCCTTCCTCCTTTTTGTATTCTTTCAAATCTAGCTCTTAATGCATCAATATCTCCTTCTCTAGGTAGACCAGCATTAGGCAAGTTAATAAGCTGTTCAAATGTTCTCTTAAGTTTGGTTACTTCATCATTAAGTTTTTTTGTGCTTTTTGATGCATCATCAGAACTAATATTGTAAAATTCTAATTGTTGATTTACCTTTTCTAAAAGACCTCTGTATAAATTAATCTCATCTTGAGCTAATTTTTTAACAAATTCTTCACTGCTATTAGCTGCACTTCTTAAATTTTCACCAATTTGTCCTTTAAGATATTGTTCTAGTAATTCTAGTTCACCTTTTCTTAAATTATTAATTTTTCCAGATAAAGCGTCAACAACTTCAGCAGCAGTTTTAAATGCAGGAACATCAACTAATCTACCACCAAGATTTTCAGTTTTTAAGAGACCTACATCTTTAAGTAATTTATTTAATAAATCTTGAGCCAATAAAGCATTGGTATTCTTAAGTGATTCATTAAATTCTTTTTGAGCATCATTTAATTCCTCTAATGGAGATTTAGTCGACTCTGCACTTAAAGCATAAGCAGTAAATGCAGTAGTTACAGCAGATACAGCTAATACAACTAAGTTAGCTGGAGTAATTAAACTGCTAAAAAATGTTTTTAAAGCTGCTCCTGTACTTCCTGTTGTTGTTCTTAAAGCAGTTAATTGCTCCGCAAACTGCTGAATGTTGTTGCCAACACCAATAATGCCAAATGGAGCATCCTGAATTATTCGGTTAAATGCAATAGCTGATCCACCTGCTGCACCTGCTGATACTCTAAACTTATCAAAAGATTGAGTTGATGTATTAGCAAAACTTTTACCTAGGGCATTAAGCCTAGTTAATTCAATAGTAGTCTGTTCTAATTGTGCATTAAAATTAGCAATCTGCTTCTCATTTGTAGCCTGACTTAAAGAAACCTTTAACTGTTTTGCTTTAGCATTGAGTTGCTCAATTAAACCTATCTTTCTTCTAAATCCAACATTAGACTTTTCAGAATCCGTAGCGGTTTCTGTCTCAAAAGACTTTAAGGTCTGTTTTGCCTTGGCTAAGGCTGATTGCAAACCTTGAATATCGGCAGTTAGGCGTATCTGAAGCTCATTCATAAGTCAAAAATACTAATTTTTAGCCATCTTATCTAAGAAGGCTTGCCGTCTTGCTTTTACAAGCTCTGCGTCTAGCTTTCTGCCACTACCATCTGTAGGAAGTGGGAAGTATTGCTGAATAGATTTATTAGGACTCTTCTTAGGTATAGAAGTATATACCTGATATGCAATCAATCTATATTTCTCCCATTCCCTTGCTTGAAAAGTCTGATGACCTCGAAGAGTAAGTATTGTCTCTGCAAAAGTCATTTCATAAAAATTTTTAGGAAGTATGCCTACTTCACCAAATATTTCTTGGCAAATGTCAAGCCACCTTAATTTTTTTTTTCAGCGACAGAATTTGTCTTTGATTCTAATTCCGTAATAGCAGGTAGATCAACACCCATAGATGACCAAAAAGTATTCCATACAGAATAAATATCTTCGGAACTTAATTCAGCAATCCATTCCCCTACCTGCTCTGCTGTTGCAGTCTTAGTAAACCCAACAACATAGTCGTTTCCAATAAGTCCTGCGTAGATTAAAGTTTTAACCAACAAATAATGATTCTCCTCATTAAGCTTCATTATTCGATTTAGCAAGTCATCTGTTTCAAAATTAGCTTGCTCACCATTGTAAATTATCTTAGCCAATTCGATGGCTGAAAAGTTGTTAAATCGCAAGGTTCGTTCCTGACCTCCGATGTTTAGTTTCATGATTCCTGTCATGCCGTAAATTTAGTAATTAATACCAACAAAAAAAGCCCTCTTTTCGAGGGCCTTTAACTAAACACAAACACGGAAAACAGGAAATTAGGTTGGAATTGCGTCATCAATCGGGCCAGAACCTGTGATTGTCACAGAGTAGGTCTGATATTCAGGAGCAGTAGCAGTTTCATCAAACTGAGAGATAAATCCTTGTCCATATCGGATGTAAGAGTTATCAAGTGATTGAAACTTAAATTTCTTAGTTGTTCTTGCAACCACAATATCGAAAATTCCTTCAGCAGAGATTTCACTAGCTCCAGGAGCAGTATTTACATCTCCTTCAAAAGACATAGTCCAAGAAGCAGTAGAAGGAAGGTTTTGCACGAAGTCACCAGTACAATCGTTGTTGATTTCGGTTGCACCTACAGAGATGGAAAGAGACTTGGAAGAAGTACATACCGCCAATTTCCAGTTAGGAGTCGAAGTCGCAGAGCTGTCGATGTAAACTCCAATATCTTTACTAAATAATTCGTTAGCCATAGTCGTTATCAATTATTATTTCAAAGGTAATAGAAAATTTCAATTAATCAAAAGGTACAACAATGTGGAAATAGGTACGAATATTTCTATATATCCAGTACTCTCCTGTCCGTAACTGAACACTATTGGAAGAGTTTAATCTAGTCTCACCTACTCTCCATCCATAGGCAGTGATGTTTATGTCATCCATGTCCATTGGATTGATAATATCGTCAATATCTTCAGCAATGTCCAATGCCTGATCCATGCCTGTAGGTCTAGTGAATCCAGTCACAATATCAAGTGTAACTTCTGCGTTAAACTTCTTGCAATCTGCATTCTGAATCTCGTTAGTAGTGATGTCAGAAATAATTACATAAGGGTAAGCAGCATTCTCAGGAATCGAGAAAGCATCGTAAATAGGCACACCAATCTCTGGGTATAAAGCCTGATAGTAACCTGATTTTAGTGCTTTTGACAAATCCATATTCAAAGATACGTTTTTTTAACGATTGATATTAAATCCAAACCTTGCTCCTGTCTGTTTGAAGGCAAGTCTGCATCTGCAATTAATAGTGTTGTTAGCTGTTGCTCCTTGGGTAGAATCCCCAGGATAGGCAAGCTGCTGACCTTGGACAATAAAATTGTCCTTCAAAGGAATAAAGAACTTAGGGTCAGTCATAAAGTGAGAATCTCTAGTTCTATCATCTCGCATTGCTTTCCATGCTTTCTCCCAATTCAATCCTGATGACTCAAGTGCAAATATCTGTGCCTTACTCATGGCATTGGTAGTCTCTGTCCGTGCAATGGTGTTAGCACGCAACTCAAGGTCTACAGAGCGTATTAACTGCGTTATCTGCTCATCACTTAACCCTAGACCTCTCTGCTTAAATATAAGCTCATTAATACGCTTCACTCCTGTGCTTAGTACTTCACCAATTCT